TAGAGTTTCTAGTAATCAAATTACTATCACTATTTTTTGTTAACGTACTAGCAGAAAGATTTTGATTTGCATTAAACTTTAAAATGGTTTTTATCAATTCCTCTGGAAAATATACTTGAATATATTTTACCATCTACATCATTCCTGCTTCAAACTTCTTCCATTCTATTGCGTTCTTAATATCCCATCCACGATTGTCAATAGATTTGATTACACCGTCAATGTATTTTATAACTGTTTCTAAATAACCAATTTTATTCATCAGTTCAATAACTTCTTCGTCAGAAGTAATATACATTGTAAGGTCAGTTTTAAGAACTTTAAAGTCAAATGGTTTAGATGCATAAACTTTTGCGTCAGCCTTGCCACCATAGTATTCCCACTTTTGACGATACATACGCTGATAGTCTCCATTGTGTTTCTGCAACAACAATTGAAACTTTGACCTGTGGTCAAGGTATTTTGATTTTATTTTTTGATTAGTAAGGGATTCAGATGCTAAATCTTCTTGATTAGTAATAACAAGATCATTTCTAGCTTCTTCTTTTAACTGGTCTAAATTCATTATATTATATTTCTCTCAAATTGTGAGTAGTGTCGATGTACTCTCTAAGTGTATCTTGACTTTCTAGAAAGTCTTACAATAATTTGCTAAAGCATTATCTTTTCTACTCAGTTTTATTTATAAAGTTTTTATTTCGTATATTTTATATGCAAACTCAGCAGTTGCAATTAAGTTGTCAACATCAGTTGCAGCTTGTGTATAGTCTAATGCACCTAATGATATTGGGAAAATATCTTCAAAACTAATCTCTACGATAGGATTATTTTTATTAGACAATATCATAAGGTTTGCATCAGAATACATTGACTTGTCTGGTGTTGCATTTCCCACATCACCAATATCTGAACTAGTTGATCTTTGACTAGCAGGTGTAGTTGATGTTACATCTCTGTGTGTTGAAAATTGACCTCTGTTTTTAGGAAAACCAATCCCTGTTATCCAATTGTGTATAGACAAGTAATTTTCTAGATATTCATCTACAATAAAAGATATTGAAAGATTTTCATATTCAAGTTTATCTCCCATTGTAGGTATATTTTTAAATGGTGTATTTACAATTGCTGGTGTACCAGAAATGCCCGGCACATTAGCAGTAACCGTAAAGAATTCAACTTTAGGGAGTTGAATTATTCCAAACTTAAATTGAGTTGGACTTGCATAGTCTAACTTAGTTGGTTGTCTATCTATTGGGGATTGTGAGGTGGCCATAGTTATTACCGATTCATAATATACATGGTTACTTCAAATCCAAATCTAACGTCTTGATAAGTTGGTTTTGTCCATTGCATAATTTTCTCCTTATTACTTACTACTATTTATAACGAAAAAAAGGGGAAACAAAAGTTTCCCCTTTTGTACTACATTTATAATGTTACCAATTATTAGGGTTTGATCCTGTTATTCAGAATGATAGGATCAGACTTGTTCCATATCACATCAGTCAAATTAGAATAACGTGTGATGATCTGTGCTGCAACTCCGCCTGCAAACAAACCAGACCAACCGAGAATTACAAATCCCCAATGTAAGGGTGCGCTAAATAGTTCTTCCATAAACCAAAAAGCATGTCCCCATTCGTTTAGACCAACATTTGGCAAAATCATTAACGGGCCAGCAATTGCGAAAACTAATGGAAATGATGTACCCCTGCTATATTGTGGTAAACGAGTTATAGCGTAAAGATAACTAGAGATTCCACAAACAATGTACATCGGGAAAGAACCATAAAATACTACAACATGACTAGGTGTAAAGCTAGTATCTCGTATGATTACCTGATGCCATGAAGCATCCTGTTCAGTAAAGAAACTTCCGCCCCAATACACACCGAATAGGTATACGCCTAACCACATCATCCAATAGAAATAACGCTTAATTTCTAATTTTGGGTCTAGGTTATCCAATTGTTCTTTGGTGTCTCTTGTTTTCCAAATCCAACCCCATGCAATTAACGCAAAGGTGGGCATTACTGTCATATGAACTCGCCATAAACCCATCCAGACTTTCTCAAATTCTGGCTCCATTGAATCCATGCCATGTGAATAAGCAAAAGTCCTTTGATACCAAATCCAAAAAACTGCAACTGCTAACATAAGTGCCATACCTGCTTTATAGTATCTTGAATCATACCATTCAGCTGTATTCCACTTTTCTTTAGTTACAGTACTTGATGTTTCTGTATAAGTAGTTGCCATATTTTCCTCCTTGATGTTTATTTATAAGAAAAAAAAGGGGGAACAAAGTTCCCCCTCTCGTACCATAATTGCTATGGTTTATGCACTTCGAAGTGCCGCAAAACCAGCTGCAACAACTGACCTTGGCGCAGTACCTAGTCGATATTTGCTATAGGTTTGTCCATCAAATGAACTCACTCGCTTGTTGAGGAAAATAGGGTATCCCTCTGTGCGTAGTTTGCTCATAACCGCACGAACATTCTTTACACCATATCGTGATGTAACCTGTTTTGCAGTAAGCTCTGCTCCGCCTACAAGTGCGTTAAGAACCTTCTCAGTTTTAGTAATGTTAGTCATTATATAATTTCTCCTTAAAATAACTATAACAATCGAGATTTCCCGATTGAAGTAATACTATAACACGTTATATGGTATAATGTCAATACCCTTTTTAAATAAAAGCCAAAAAAAAGGGAATTCCGAAGAATTCCCCTTTTAGTAGGTTGGTTGACCCAACTCTTATGTTTATTACATAAGGTTTGATACTTTAACCCTACGATACCAAGCATTGGTGTTTGCATCAAGAGAACCATCAGTATTAACTGTGTCTCCAGCAGCAGCAGCACCAGCAGCAGCGAATGGGTTAGCAGCAAGACCATAACGAGTCTTGAAACCAATCTTAGGTTGGAAAGAACTTTCACCAACCGCACGAACCATTTGTAATGGTACATATGGGCAGTAGAAGAATCCAGCGTCATAAGGTGAAGTACCTTTATAACCAACAACATAGTACTGCGAAGCAGCCACGTTAGCAGCATATGGATCAACATATACTTTATAACGTCCGTTCATAACACCAGCAAATGTGGTAGTTGTGTCGTCTACGTTTAGGTTGTTAGCAAGAGCAGGAGTGTAATCAAGTACACCTGCCATCTGAAGTGCAGAAGCAACATCAGCTGAACAGATAACCATGTTACCCTTACCCCTACGAGTCTGTTGACCAATCGCATTGGCATCACGTTCTATTGCGAACATAAGACCTTTGAATTTTTCAACTGACCAACGACCATTAGAATCTGTATCTAAATCGAAGATACCAGCAGTAGTTGTGTTAACTTGAGCACCCTTAACAGCAGTTATGTACAACGAGCGAACAACTTCGCGGTTGATTTCTGCGAGGATTTCAGAACTTAAAATGTTAGAAAGTTCTGTTTCTGCGTCAAGACCATGAATTGCCTTCAAGTCTTGTGCAAGTTCCATTGTGTACTCAGCTTTTAATGCACGACTAACAGCAGTAACCGTTGATTTCTCGATTGAGAATGCCATTTGGTTAAATGCATTATCAGCACTATCTCCTAATGCTTCTGACTGAGCAGTTGTCATACCAGTTGGAGTTGTGTAAGTACCAGCTGGGCTGTCATTAAGAATGGAAGGGTTAGTTCCAGCAATATCAGCAGTTAGTTCACCAGCACTATTTTGACCTGATGCAGCATTAGCAGGTGTAGAGTCAATATCAACAAGTGCTTCAACACCATCTTGCGATGTGAATGAAGAACGCATTGCAAAGATAAGACCAGTAGGCCCTGTCATTGGTTGCACACCACATACGTCATATGCAATCAAGTTAGGCATTGCACGCCGTACTAGGGATATTAAAATCGGATCCCATGTATCGAATTGTCCACCACCTGTACTATTAACTGGTGCTGTTTCTCCGAGGAAACCTCTGTCTTCTTTTAAAGCTTTTTCTTGGTTCTCTAAGATGAGAGTAGTAACTGCCCGCTTATAAGGATCGGCGATCTCAGGAAGATCGGGATGCTCTAGGACTGGCTGCCACTTTTCTTGTAGATGTTCTGTCTGAAACATTTGTTTCTCCTTTAATTAATATACATCCAGTTTAATTATAATTTATGCACTTGCCTTTTGATTACGACTGATTGCCGACAAATAAGCACTCATCGCTTCTGTCGTATCAATGTCCTTAGCGGCAGTACCATCTTCATCATTAAATGTTGGTTCAACGACTGTATTCTTAGGGAAATAACTTTCCTTCAAAGTGTTTAGTTTTTCTCGGAATGATTCCTCAGTTCCAAACTCAACATCTTCTACAAGTCCTTTGAACTTTTCAATTTCTGTGTCGGCTAAATCTTCGGAAACCTCAGATATAACCTGTTCACGAACTAGTTTAGATGTTTGGTTAGACAATTCAACTGATTTTTCAATTGATTCGTTTAACTTGTCTTCTAGTTCGGAAATTCTTTCAGATTGTGCTTCAAGAACGTCATATTTTTCATTCGGCACGTCAATGTAGTGATCTTCAAACAACTGTTTCAGTCCAGAGATGAAGTCTTCTGCAATTTCGCCCTTCAAACCGCGTTCTATTGCCAACTCATTCTCTTTAGTCCATTCTTCTACAACGTAGTTGAGATATGTATCAACTTTTTCAGTAAGTCCTTCTTTGAAAGATTCTATTTCAGTTTCTTTCTCAGAACTAACTTCTTCATGAATACGTTCAATTTCTGAGCGTACCTTTGATTTAACTGCAGCTTCAAATATTGTAGCTGCCTTAACCTTGAAGTCTTCAGAAAGACTGTCATCAGCATTCATCAAAGCCTGTACGTCTTCTTTGACGTTGATGTCTTTGATTCGTGCTTCAACTGCTTCTGCTTTTTCTAATTCTTCTTCAGTAGGTTCTGCTTTTTCTGCTTGCATTGCAGCCATGATGTTTTCGTATTGAGACTTTAAATCACCAGCCTTCATACCTTCCATCTTGTTTACCATTGCTTGCAACATTTCTTTCTTAGTCTTAGGCATTTCCATTTCTGAAATAACCTCTTCACCTTCTGGTACATGACCAGCAGCGAGTTTCTCAGGTTTGTCTGCCTTGCCTGCACTTTTTTGTTGTGCATCGCCTTTAACTTCTTTTGCTTTCTTAGTAGCAACGTCTGTTGGAGAAGATTTAGCTTCTGGGTCAACTACTGCTGGCCCTCCGTCTACTACTTCGCCGCCTGGCGTCTTTACATCAATCTTTTCAGCTTTCGCGGAAGGAGCAGCACCATCAGTAGGTTGTTTAACCTTTTCTTCTAGTTCTGCAAGCACATCAGCTTCCAGCTCTTCAATTGTTTTATCTAATTCGGACATAGGGTGTTCTCCTTACCTTTTCTGTATTTATATTTATAAATTATAAACTTTTGAGGAATTTTGCAAATTCCAAAGCTTCTTGAGCATGATTTCTTTTTGCTTCTACTACATCAAACTTTTGTTTCATGTCTTCTAACTCTGCTTCTAAGAGTGCGCCATGTTTCCAAACCCACTCTTTACCTTCCATAATACCTTCTACGAAAGCATTTGGTGCAGAAGGATCAGCAACAATATCTGCTGCTGTTGCGAGATAAAAATCGTCACGAACATAGTTCGCACCGTTCTTTTGGTTCAAACTACCCATTCCTCTTGAAGAAACACCGAGTTTTGCACCTTCATCCATAAGACTTTTAACAATCTCACCCATAGGGGTTGACATTATCTTAGCCTCACCGATAAAATTCTTTCCATCTGGTTCTAAAGAAGTAATCATGTGGGATACACGTTCCAGATTGACTGTTGGGCCATCAGGATGTCCAAGTTCACCATATGCACGATTTTCTTTAATAAAATTCTTGTTATATTTTGTCACTTCGTTCTGAAGTACTTCCATAGGATATACTCGACCATTACGATTTTTAATATCAGCCTGCATGAAGATTCCACGAATTTTGTAGTTCTTACCACCACCTTCTTTTTCTTCGGTGATGTATTCTACATCGTGGTCTACTGCTTCTGAAAATAATCTAACTGTACTCATACTCCTATCCTCTATGTGATGTTATCAAAACCAGATACTTTTTTCATTTTTAACCAAACTGTTCCAATACAAGCTGCATCATTTTCAAAGAAAATGTCTCCTGTAATCCCAGAACCAGCATTGTTTGCTAAACTTGGTAGTGTTTGACCACCAGCATTATAACTGCCGTTTGCGTTTAATGACATACAAGTAACATTTGATGTAGCATCCCATTCAATTTCTAATACAGAACTGACTGTCCACTGGGCAGCAACAATAGAAACTCTAGGGTCAGTTGCAGCTCCTGCTACTTCGGACACATCTATAATTTTTGTTGCAGTTCCGTTTGTCCCAGAAATAGTGGTTTTAGTAATCAGTTCGAAATCTGAATCTACTAATGTTTGTGTTGCAAATGCCATTATTCACTCCTATATTGATAACATTTCTTTTTCAAAATAGTCCATAAGTTCTTTTTCTCGAACTTTAAACTTTTTTGATGTGGTTTTTATAGTCTTGTCAAAAGTATTTAGGAAATCTGAAGGTTTAGCATCCATAATTTTAAAAATTTGATCAACTGCGTTCTTCATCTTCGGAGAAAGCTTCTTATACGTCTTAGATTTCTTATGTTCGTCTTTTTCAACAACGGACAAATATACGTTTTCAAATTTTTTAGTCATTGCCTACTTCTTTTTCAGCGGCTTCATCTTTTGCCTGTTGCACAAATGTCTTTGCAACTTCTGACCGTTTAGTTTCTAAGGTATCTCCAATTTTTGATGCCATTGCAGTTTTAAAAACTTTTTCTGCATCTAAATTTTTTCCTGATGCTACTGCATCTACAAATTCTCTACTCATTTTATTTTCCTCCATTATCGAACTGATGACTGTCATCTGGTTTGCCATCGTGTTCGGGGTCTTCATAATCAGGCATATCTTCTGGGGTTACTATTCCTCCAGCGCCATCTTGTGGATAACGAGTAATTCCGTCACCACCATCAGGAACATCAATACCACCGTCCATAGGATCGATATCGCGTTCTTTTCTAATTTGGTCATTCATATCAGCAATTTCTGCATCATTCATACGCAAGACTTTCTTCAATACATATTCTTTACTAAAGAAAGTACCAATATATGATTGTATTCCGTCAAGTGCTTGTATTCTGTCGTTAAGAAGTTCTGCATCTTTAAGTTCTGCAAAGTGACCGTCT